TCAACAGAATTGAGCGCACCGCCGCGCAAAATTGCAGGGGTGGCATTGCGAGCCCATCGACCAATCATCAAAGTGGTAGGGCGTGGCGATTGCGAGAAGTACAATACAGCCGCTTTGTATTCAGCAGCACTTGTACCGAAATCTGTAGCAACTGTTTCTAAAGTTGTATAAGAACGAATGCGCTCTACAACATCAATCACATCACTATCACCACACACCAACAGCGTACCGAATCCACGACGCGCAGCGGCAACCGGTGATAGATTTACACTTGTGCGAATTAAACGATTAACACTTAACCCTGTAGCCATTTTTTTAACCCTCTACTTTCCAACTTTCTGCCGCTGTCTCTGTCTCCATAGTTCCAGCGGCGCCCAAAAAATGCAGCACGTTATATTCAACAACAACGCGCCGCCCGAAAATTATTTCTATATCCTGACGATCTAACCACACATCATTCACAAGCTCTGCACTGCGTAAAATTGTCGTTGCAGAAATCACAGAAAAACCTTGCAAATATAGCGACTCTCGATTCTGTGCAATGCTAGACCCTAACACCAAACGCTCGGAATATAAACCGCTATTCTCACCGTAAAAACTTGCTTGGCATGTAATCAATTCGTCACGAATTAAATTTGCTTTTGTTTCTTCACCACCAACATTTACCTGAACCTGATACGGATGCCCACCACTAATTTCAGTTATTCCAAACGCACACCAGTCAACATTGCTCGCAGGTATTTCTGGAGGGTTTTTCTGCCAGCGAGGTCTAACATTACCAGCAATCAATCCAGTCACACCAATAACATAACCATGCAAAACTCGGTGCAATAATTTATCTGCATCTGGAAGATTGTTTGGTGGCAAATAACCGCCTGTAGAACTGTCAGCCATATCTCACAACCCTAAGGCACAGGAGGCGGCATAGCGCCACCATTCCCAGCTTCAATTAAAGTACAAATTGCTTTTGTGTAGCCAGCGCCGTAATTCCCGAAATCCTCAGAAGTTTGCGCCTGATATTTTTTTCCATTCCAGACAACTACATCAGGATAAGCGTCAGGACTAATGCGCGTCACACTGTAAACCGTTATGGCATCTCTACGCCGAACGCTGTCAGGGAGTCTTTGCATGTCATCGGGGCTTGCAGGCTGAACGCTGCCAACCACACCAGAAGTGGTTGATTCTGATAATACATTCTCGCCATAATTATTCACGGAATTGACGCGGCGAATCACTGAGAACGAATCGACAAAATCCGCATCACCGAGTAACTCTGTCACATCAATAATAGCCATCAGCGCACCACATAACTAATTGAAGTGCGAAGGCTGCCGGTATCAATAAGCGGCGTGGTTTTTTTACCTTTCTTTTTTAACGTAGACTCGGCAAGCGGCTTCAATTCACCACCGGTAAATACACCGCGCACACTATTCTGCGCAACTAAACCTGCTTTGTCCTGAGCTTTAACCAAATCGCCAGCGTCAAAATTGGTAAGTGCCTTAGCAGCACCAACACCCAAAATGTTCACGCATTCTTTCTGCGCTTTCGCAATGCCAATCTTGAGAAATGGGCGAGCAGGAATATTCGCGGCAGGTGAGCCAAGCTCATGGATTGCAGCAAGCGTTGCATTGTTCATCTCGCTGCTTTTTCTCGATGCTTTTTCCTCCGGCACACCGACAAAAATACTGCCGACTTTCGCCAGCTTTTCTAGCGTCGCCATCAATTCTTTTGTGTGATCGACTAAAACAGATACGCTCATAACTGCACCGCACCCGCGCCAAATAATCGCGATAAATTGTAGAACCTGCGACCGTAGCTAGTACGCATCCAATCGCCAGCACCATCAATAGCACCCACACTGTTATCGTAAGACACATTTACCGAACCCACTGCCTTACTCGCAATAACACCGCCAGTCGTCACACCGCCAGTTGCAGCGGCTTTTTTGTCCAGCGATTGCAATACCAAATAATGTGCAACAATTAACTGCAAACCGGCAGAGTAAGTATTACCCCACCGGCTTGCATCAATAATGTTCACAGCCACAGAGTCCGCCCAAAATTCAATCTCAGTTGTCGGGTACTTTGTAGCGTCCGAAAACTCTGGAAAATTAGCGCGGAAACCTGCAACGTCCACAATTAGCCCTCAGATTTTTTGCTTTTCTTTTCGGGCTTTTCTTGTTTTTCTTCTACAGCCGGTTCAATTTTTTCAGCAGGTTTCGCGCTCTCCTGCGGTACAACATAACCACACTTGAGCGCGTAATCCCAATCAGCACCACAGCAATGACCTGCGGGAATATCCCGCAAGCCAACACTGTAACGCTCGCCAAAAAGCAGAACAGCCTGACGCACTACAACTTGCATCACAGACCATCCTGATAGATGGCAGTTTCGGGATAAACAAACTCAACCGCGCCCAAAGCCGCAACATAAGGCGCAGCAAAAGTAATGCCCTGATAGTAAGGAGTTTGGCGAACAATCGGAGCAAGCGGATAGCGCACATACAACTCAGAATCATTGTATGCAACCATGCGATCCTTGCCGCTGGCACCTGCACCTGTCAAATGTTTGCAAGGGCGAATATCCAGAGGAACGCCATTTACCTGCAAGCTAATAGAGTTGTTTTGCAGGAAGTTCAACACTGAACCGCCAGCGCCGTCAGTGCCAGCTTTTTTCGCAACAATCAACGCATACTGCGCTGGAGGCAACAGCAACACATTTGGACACACAGCGTATGCGCTTGCAGCCCATGCTGCTTTGATTAGATCATTAACATTCTGCAGGATAGTATCAGCAGTACCGGCAGACCATGTTGCGCCCAACGCAGAAGCAACAGTAACTTCCGTGTTGTTAATCAAACCACCTTGACCAGCGCCGCCAACATAAACCATACGGTCTACATCGAGGTTGTAAGACAACTGCAATGCGCGTGTTTGCATGTCATCAAGGTTTTGACCGATCAACTGACTGCGCTCCAACTCTACAGAGGTGTAGCGAATCTCACCGCCCCACAGTTGCATCGGAAGAACAACCTGAGTGCCGTCAACTCCAACAGCGGTCAGCGAGGTATTTTTTGCGCTACCAATAAAGTGTGCGCCCTGCGCTGATTGCTGACCTGCATGGGCGAAATTGCCGCGAACAAAAGAAGTGGATTGGCTGCCCAAAGAAATACCAGAGCGCAATTTAATATCGCGGCTCCATGTCACAGCCGCGAGCGGCTCATGGATTTTGGTATCAAATGCGTCAAGCTGGTTTACGAAAAAAGCTAAACTAGAATCGCGTGTAATCATTTTTATCTACTCCCATTAACCGAAGAACGCTTCGGCGATATTGTTAGAATCCTTACCGGCAGTCGCCCAAGTCGCGTCGGTAATTGCAACGCATTTACCTGAATCGGCAGCAGTCTCGAAGTCACCAACCAGCTTGCCAATATCAGCAGTTACGCGAACATAAACCGCGCCACCGATTGCAGGCGTGCCTTGTTTGCAAGCAATATTCACGAAGCCTTTACGCAAAATGGATTGCACATAAGCGGTGTCTGCATTGCCGGTTGAGGAATCAGAAACAGACGGGGCTGAACGAGTCAGAACACCATAAAAAACAGCGGCAGTATCGCCTGGCGCAATTGCAGCAGCGTTGCCGCTTGTAATTTTAACGGGTGAGCCGTGTGCCAAATCAGCAGCAAGTTGCAGCGATACAACAACAGCACCATCAGAGCGAGTTACCTCACCAGCAAAACCGGCAGGCATATTTGTAACGATAGCAGTCATAATTAATTACCTCTTTTTTCTGCCCAAAACTGAGCATATTTTTCGTTTAATGATTCCGGTGTTACCGGCGTTTTTGAAACACTTGGCTGCAACTCCGTCTTAACGTCACGCATACGCATTGCTTTTTGCAGAGCTACAACACCGTTGAAAGCAGCCTTTAATGCGTCGCCTTTCAGCGCATCCACATCGTCAACAATGGATGCGACGATTGCAGAATCCGCCATCTTTAGCGCACGCATTGCCAAGCCTTTCCCGTCTTTAACGCCACTTGCAATAATTTCTGCATCAGCGAGCGAGACTTCTGGCTCTGAATCTTCGACAACTTCATCCGTCATTTCTTCAGCAACGGTTTCCGCTTCATCGTCAGATTCCAGCGCGGCGATACGAGCTTCAAGCGCATCAATGCGAGCAACCAAATCAGCCATCGGATCTGCATCTTCTACAGCTTCCTCAACAACTTCATCGGCAGGCATTTCATCAATAGTTTTTTTCAGCGACTTGAACCAATCGCCTAGCGTTTTTTTATCCGCCATTTTTTCCTCCGGTTTTGAATCGCGAATTGCAACAGTAGAACCCGCACGCCCGCGATCAACCAGCGCAACATGGTTCCCAATAATTCTTTTTCTTATTGCTCGATTATTCGAATCTTTCTCGCCGTGTTCAGCGTCATAACCAAGCGAGACTTCGCGCAATCCGTTTAGCACGAGTTCAATTGCAGCCGCATCGGTGATTAAAATATCTGCGAGCAAGTGTTCAGAATCGTCGCCCGTCCCTGCGCGTGCATTGCCCATCGTGCCTACAGCAACCGCTTTCCAATTTTCAGGGGTGACATCGAAAAACTCTGATGCTGGATCAGGATGCTGAACCGTTACAGGCTTGCCTTCGAAACTCGCAGCGGTCTCAGCAGAAAATAAAACCTCTGGTGTGTTAACCGAAATTAACTCGCCATCACCAGTTTCCGCAGCCGTGTAGCGCATCTCACCCAATTTTGCGACAGGAACACCAACGCACAGCAGGTACCCTTCAGGGGTCTTGCTGATACTCTCTGATAGCTTGGTTGCCAGATATTGCCGCAAGTCAATACGCCTTTTGTCTTATATGGCGTACTGTATAAACTGACAGATAGAGCATGTCAACACTATTTAAACATATAATGTCAACCATCAAACTATAATTATTGTAAAATAAATATCTTGACTAATCGGGTAATATAACCTCTCCAAAACATCGGCAGTTTGGAAACTCCCCTGCATTGCCCGTCATGCCGTCAAGTGTTGGTGGGTTGTCGTAAGCCACCACCTCACCATCCATCTCAGCGTGTGAATCTCTAACATCCCCATCCCCAGCGGTTCGCCAAATGTAGTGCGTCGCACCCACTGACTTTGCCCGCGCTTCTGTCAGTACCGCACTAGCCTTGCTCGACTCTGTGCGGGCAATAAGCAACGCTCTGGATTGCGTAACTTCACCAGTGCGGGCAATCTCGGCTGCAATATCGGCAGGTCGCCTACCACCTGTTATCGCCTCCATCGCAAGATTCTGTGCGCGTGTACCGGCATCAATAGGCAGCGATTTAATTAGCTCAACTTGAGCGCGGTGCAAATCAATAGCAACCCTGCCTGTTTGGCTTTGCAACACTTCCCGCAATTTTGCAGCCATTGTTTTTGATTGCGATTTAATGGCTCTGTCAATGCTTTTTTGTGTTGCAGAAATCATTTTAGTTGCAGCGCGATTCGCAAACGGTGCTAATTCCTCGGCATACTTAATCAGCGCCGCCTGCATGCCCATAGGATTCGTAATCACCGCACCATCGGCATACAAGTCAATAATGCTTGCAGCGTGACGCGCAATCTTACGCAACGCCTTGGCATATTCCCGCTCTGTATTTTTTACGACTTTCACGCTTGCGGCTCAACATTTTCAACCATCGGCATTGGCGGTTCTTCATCAAGCCCAGCAATTACTTCTGCCGTCATGCTGCTGAATATACCGCTCTCTGCACTGATCGCGCTGAACTCTCTTGCCGCATTGCTCAAATCCATCACGCCAATATCAACTGCAATCTGAACCGTCTCAGCTACCGTTTTTGCAAGCGTTGCTTTCTCGGTATCGTTCATTTGCCACAGCGGTCGAAAATCAAAATCCATCTCAGAAGGCGAAGGCTGTCCAAATGTTGAGCGATATAATACTGATAGTATTTTGTCAAACCCTGATCGCAATGTAGATTCTTGATTCGCTGAAATCGTATCGTAATAATTCCGCAAATCACTTTCTCCCGTTGCGCTCATACCTGATGGCGACTGCCCAAATAAACGCACAAGCGGAATACCGCACGCGCCTGATAATTGCTGCCCAAACTGCAACAAAACATTATCCAAGCCACCGAAAGAATAGCTCTGATAACTCAATTCGTCTTGCTTGTCTAACAGCGTTAAGCCTTCGCTTGTCTGTAACTCCCGCACATACTGGAACATCGTCAACAGGTTTTGCTCTGCTTGTCCACCAGCAGATAAAATATCGCGCAGACCTTCAATGCCCACATGCCTTAAGTGCGCTCGCTGAATTAAATTAGCCGTTCCACTTGTTACCGTGTCGTAAGCCAGCAAGCGATCATACAGCCGCTCAATAACTGACTGACCCCAATAGTCCAAAGTCTGTGCAATCCAGTACGGCAGTTTATTTCCCACCATCCGAATCACTCGGCTTGCATCAATAACGCGCCCGCTAGAAATCACGCGATAGCTTGCAGGCAGTCCGCAATTAACTCCGCTCTGAATCAAACTACTACTCGGCTGCAATTGCCATCTGTCATACACAGTCAAGCCAGTGAATTGACTTTTCCCCACCGCATCAACGCGCAACGGCGTAGCTGTGTCCTGACCATCTAATTCAATAACAGCAATCGCGCCACCATACAATCGTGACCACTTCAAACAATCCGTAATGCCGTCCCAAATACCCAAGCGCGATAATTGTTTTTCCAGCAATTTTGACTCGTCGTTTTTGGGCAACAAAATATCAATACCTGCTCGCGTCATATCCATCGCGTAGTCGTCAACGATCTTTCCTCCAATCCATGAGCCGCGATAAATGTTCTCCAGCGTCAGCCTGTCATTTGACAGCATCGACATTGTGTACCCGCCGCGCGAGAAAACATTATCCGCACCAAGCCCCATTCGCGCAGAAAAGTTTGCAAATCCATCTGCTGTTTTCGCGTCTACCACTTTCATTTTTCTATGCTTCTTACTCATATCATTCTCGCCCATTTTTCAGCCGTTTCATGCTTTCGTTTAATTCGATTCCCAACCGCATACCTTAGCGCATCTATACCGTGGTTGTGCGCGTCGATAATCACATCCGTCGGCAAGTCTGTATGACGGTCTACTCTATAGCAGTAATTGCCCATCTCGGCAATAAGATTAGCACAGCGCGGATGAATGTATATCTTGTCGTAAGCGCCGCGCAAGTGTGCAATACCATCTGCAACCGACCCGCTCCACTTGTCAGCAGCAACGCAATCAAAGCCAGCACTACGCATATAACTAATAGTCTCAGGTCTTGCGCTATCGGAATAAATTCTATGCTTGCGAATATCTGGGATGCCGTCAAACATTGCTGGCAAATCTAATAGCTCAACGCCGCGCCCAAAAGCCTCGTGCGACACCCACAGGGCTTGGTTGTGTGCGTAACACTTAATAATCGCCGTTGGGTCTTGGCTGAATCCCCAGTCTGCACCAAACATCGGTGACACCATCCCAGCGTCGTCAAATTCTCTAACTTCCCAACGGCCAGACATAACTTGTGCGTCTGAGCGCGTTATGCACTGGCCTTCCCAAACATGCAAGTAAGCATCCTGATCGCGACGCTGCAATTCAGCCCGTTCCTGTTCCAAAACATCGGGAAACCACGGATTATCGCGCCAATTGATTTCTGCAATGACAATAGATTCAGGCGGGTCTACGACAAACCTACGCCGCGTTGCTGAATCTAATCGCTCAGGGTTCCATGTAAGCCATACTTCAGAATCTTTCGCGCGAATCGACGGGATCAACTTCAGATAGCTTTGCTCGCTCACACTCTCGGCTTCATCAACCCAGCATACAGACACATCGCCCAAACCTTTCAAGCTGTCAAGATTGCGATACAAGCCGGCGTAGAAAATCTCACTGCCAGTCGACAAGCAACGGATATAGGTTTTTCCGCACTCAAAAAAATCAGACAGCCCCATGTCCTCCACAGCGGCGCACAGCTCTGCATGTACCGACTCTCTGATCGAGTTCATAATCTCTCTGGCACAGAGGATGCGGCACTTAGAGCTGTACGCTCTAACGATTGCCATCCGAGCAAACGACATGGTTTTACCGCTGCCCCTGCCGCCATACGCGCAGCGATAGCGCACATAGTCAGGCGTGAATACAGACTCTAGCTTTGCGGGTAGTTTAAGCCTTCGCTCTGTCACTGCCTACAAACTCTACCAGTATCTTGCTTGGCGGTGTCATACTGCCATCGGTGCTGGACAGGTCTAACCTATCCCCATATTTTTTTGGCTTGAGCTTTGAAGCCACCCACTTTCTCGCCTCAATCTGCAACCGTTTATGGTTAACAGCACCCGAATCATACGCACCCGTTGTTGGATTCATTGGCGGAATCTCATCGGCAATATCCAGTATCTCATCAGCCATTGTTTCGGCTTGCGCCTCTCTAGCGCGTGCGTATTGCTCCGAAAACTCGCGATCTTTGGCTAACCACAGACAAACAGTGCCCACTGTCGGCATACCATTCTCAGAGCATATCTTGCGCAGGCTCATCCCGTCAGCGATTTTCGTACAAATCTTTTCGCACATTTCCGGCGAGAAAGTAGATGGTCTTCCGCCCTTGTTTTTCTGCTTTTTTTCTTTTGGTTGATCTGCTGTCAGCTTAGTCACTGCAAATACTCCGTAATAGTATCCTTCGCTGCCTGCCACCCAAAACAAAGCTGCGCGGCGTATCCGGCACTAGCCATTCGATCTAACCAGTCAAGTTGTGCTTGTGTCGGTTTACCTGCTGGCGACGCACTAGTTTCGGGTGCCTTCATCTCAATCCAAAGCCCGTGAAACCGTTTTGCCGGTAGCGCGAGAAACAAGTCAGACACACCGGCTTTCACTCCCTGTTTCTTCATCCGTGCAGCTTCACCGGCATTGCGCTTGCCACCGTTCGGAATTGCGATTAGCCAGTCGGCAATCACACCGCCGTTGTGTCGTGTAATTCTAGCCCACTGCATCAGGGCGCACTGCTCCATGTCTTCTCTGTGCTTCATGCGCCAACCCATGCCAGTATTGCTGTGATGATTAACACAGCCAGCGCCACGGTGAACGCGAATGCGATTGACTCACTGCCCACAAAATCATCGTCATCAGGCAGCACGGCTCTCTCCCAGTAATTCATTTACGCGGTTTAACAACTCCAATTCCGTGCCAAAAGTTTTCCTGAACAAATCAGGCGTGCCGTGAACAGATGGAATCTTGATCCCCTGTGTTCCACGGTGATGCGCATGGCAAAGTGGAATCGCCCTAAAGTGACTGCTCCGCTGTCCCATGCCTACGCCGTGCCGGATGTGGTGTATCTCCGCAGGCGTGTCGCTGAACCCCAATAACCTGCACGCAATACAGCCCAGCCCAGCCACTTTCCCCAAGCGCATACGCTCTACCGCCTTCATGCAACAAACCTCGCCATTTCGGTTATTTCGTCTAGGGCTTTTTCAGCCTCGGCTTTTGTATCATACCAATCGCTGACGATAAACACACCGTCCATCACGCAGTAAACATGGACAATCTCTGTATCCGTCCAATGCGTTGCTCGGCTTGCGATCCAGAGATTCATTGCACATCACTCTGCGCTTTTGGTGCTGCCATAAAACCTCTCCCGTACTCGTTGTGCCGTAAAACATGCTGATCTCGGAGTTATGCCCCAATTTTGGGGTATAATTGTAGTTAGGCGGCTTCTCGTACCTTCAGCATCGCATCGGCAACCCTGTATGCGTCCACCGCAATCCCGGTCGGCCAGTCCTCTTGTATGCCGCCCTTGTTTTGCCGCCAGTCCTCGAATACCCCATGAAAGACGGCGGATACAACCTGCGCTGCAAAGTAATCGCGCAACAGCATCCCTTCTTGCGTCGGGTCGCCCGGTTCGATATTTGTGTACACCTGATTCACGCCGCCGGGAAATGCTGCGGGGTTGTTTGGCTTCCTATTCACTTCATGTCTCCTTCGGTGGGTACGCCACCTAACAGTTCATTCAAGGCGGACGGCTACGCCGCCGCTTAATTCAAGGGTTATGCACCGCTCGCGCCAGAAACGCAAAAGTAGCAATCCGCCAGCACATTATTGCAGAATTCTTCATCTTTCTCATGCTTTGCAAGCGCAAGTGCTAGTGAGTAAGTTAAATCAACATGCTTGAAGCCAATTTCCGGCTTGATCTTTTTTGCATACTCAAAAATTCTCTCCGCAATATCAAAAACTTCCTGCTCCACCGCTTGCTCGTGTTTGTTCATTATTTCCACCTCGCTCCATTTTTCAAAATTTGCTGGTTTCTCATTGCTTACAACCTTCCAAGATGCGCCGCCATCAAAACTTCTAGGCGGAATCTTTATCAATGAGCCAACAAGGCCTGCCTCTGTAAGACCTCCTCTTGGCTCAACATCAAACTCAACTAATATTTTCATAAACAAACCTATATAATTCATGCATAACAAGTCGGTCAACATCGCTCGTTTCACTCGCTGGACTCGCCGCAAGCGGCTCGCCCTTTAACTCATCCGTTATACGTCATAAGTAAGGTCTAATTGTAGTTATATGCCTAAAATGGCATAGGCTCTGGCACATATTCCACAGCATCGTTTCTGTGTTCATAGGCGTGTTTTATCGCCATCACATTAAACGCGCTCCACGGCGTTGTGTAGCAGAATCTACATTGCTCCTGCATAGGCTCGCCGTCACAATCTGGCACAACATGAAATCCAACATCACCACAGTCGCAATGCTCAACATCAAGGCATATAACAACTCGCTCAACCTCGTTCGTCATTTCATTCCTCACTGGACGGCTTCGCCGCCGGTTAGCTCTGGGTTAGGTTTCACCGTGAACAAACTTCACAGCAACAGGAATAACATCGCATGCTTCATCGGGAACCACGCCATTCTGCATTGCAATCAGGCGTCCGATTTTCATCAGCAATTCTCCGGTTATCTCAA